TCAATGCACTAGGACTGTAAATGGCTAATCTCGGCCCTAACATCGTACTGAACAATCCGTTTGCTGGTGTAACGGACTTTGGCACTGTCACCGATGTGTTCAGCGGCGAGAATGAAACGACTGAAACCGTAAGGCCAGCTACTGCGCTTGAGTACATTGCTCGCAACGTAGATCCTGCGCATCCGTTGTACCAGGCTTTAATCGGTCATTCAAGCACATCAATCACGCCATATACCGATGTCAATGGTAATCAGTTCTACCACATAGCAGGCAAGACTGGCGGCCCTAATCGTGAGCGTTATGCTCAGATGTATGCCGTACAGGGCGATCAACTTATACCTGTAGGCGAAGGTCAGTTCTATAAAGGTGAGCACCCAGACCAAGCGTTCAAAGACTTTTTAGGTGTTGCAGCAGGATTAATTGCTGCGCCTGTTCTTGGGCCTTATGCCTCTGCTATTGGCAACGCACTTGGCATTACAAATGCTGCAATTGCACAAGCGGTTGGTCAAGGCATCATCAATACGAGTGTTCAGGTTGCGCAAGGCGTACCGATTGCTGACGCATTAAAGCAAAACATTGTTGCGTCTGTAATTCCTAATGCCGTTGGCAATCCGATTATTGACAATGCCATTAGAGCTGCTGCAAGTGCACGGTTGATGGGTGGCGATGTTGAAAAAGCAGTTACTAACTCATTGATTGCTTCTGGCGTTCAATCTGCTGCAAGCGATGTAAGTATTACTGGCGACCGTACTGTTGATAGCGGACTTGTATCAGGTGCAACAAGTTCGTTGCAAGCTGCTGTAACTGGTGGTGATATAGGCCAATCGTTCGTTCAAGGTTATGTGCGCGGTTCTAGCACTGCCATAAACCAAGACGAAGCTCGTGCGCAACGTGCTGCATCAGGTGCTGGATTTGTTGGTAGTTATGAAGACCTATCAGGTGCAGGCCCAGCAGACTATGTGATGGGTGAGCGTGACCCTGCATTAGTGCAAGCAGGGTTCTTTGACTCGGCTCGTGGCCTTGCTCAATCTGCACTTGCAGATTTAGGTAAAAGCTGGCTTGCAGCGGGTCAGCAAATTGGCATAGCGCCACAAACATTGCAACGCGCTATTGATTACCTAAGTGTTATTGAGCAAGGTGGTGAGGCTTTAATACCTGATGATGTTAAAGCTCAGCAACGGGCATTTATTAACAAGATTTACAGTGTTGCATCAGACCCTAATAGTACAAATACAGAAAAGGGTCGCGCCATTATTGAAGCAACGCTGGAGAACCCGCTAGGTTCTTTGACGCTTGTAAGTAAAGAAGTTATTCAAGAACTTCCTCAGTTGCTCATACCTGGTCGATTACCAGCTATGCTTGGCAACTTTGTATTGAACATTGCTGAATCTGCTGGCAATCAAGCCTTGCAGAAGATTGATGAATTGCGTCAAGCTAACCCGAATATGACCAACGAACAGTTGGTTGCTGCTGCTCGCAATGATGCTGGTGTAGCTGGTGCAGTTACTGCTGCTATGAGTTTGCTACCAGGCATGAATACAAAAGTATTGCAGCCTGCGATTGAATCGTTTAATGAGTTTCTTGAAAGTGGTCTTACAACCTATTTGCTAACTGGCGATAGAAGCAAGGCTCTAGGCGATGCCATTCTTGGCGGTGTTATTGGCGGAAAAACTACGACTGCATTGCAAACTGGCGAACAAGTTGCAGATGCTGCGCAGCAAACATTACCTTCCCTTGGCACCATTACTGTCTCATCAACACGTTTGCCGCCAGATCAACCTACTGTCACGCCTGGTGAGCCATTAGCTATTACGCCTAGTGTTGTTGCAAAGACAGAAGGTGGCACTAACATTCCTGCGCCTCAAGTTTCAAGCGCAGTAGTCATTCGTACTGACCCTGCAAGCAACACAGCACTGGTTATTGATAGCACAGGCACTACTAAGATTGTTAGTGCAACTGATGTAGCTACGGGCCAACCTGTCACGCAAGGACAGACACTTACAATCACGCCTAGTAATACGCTTACATCAGGTGGTGGTCAGGTAGTTCCTACAGGCACTACACCTACTGGCGGCATGTCTGCGCTTGATATGCAGAACTTGCTTGCAAGCTCGCAATACGGTCAAGCTGCACAGCAAACATTGGGTCAGCCTGGTCAGCAAGTGCAGCAACCAGCAGGCGGTCAACTCACAGGTGTTACGCCAGTAACCGCAGGTGGTACGCAGCTTACCGCACCAGCCCAAAGCGGTGGAACAAGGCCGGCAACAGATACAACGGTTCGACCAGGCCAGTCAGAAGCAGACTTGCAGCAACAAGCAAGACTTGCAGCAGAGCAAGACATAGCCAATCGTACTTACAAGGGTCAGGTCTACCGTACGGCAGAAGAAGCGGCTCAAGCTAGGCTTGCAGATACTGCACCTACAACGCGCCCGACTCCTGCATACAGCGCTAATGTTGCTGCTACGCCTGAGATTGTTGCAGAGTTACTTGCGCTTAAAGGTTTGCCTGCAAGTGAAGGCACGATACGCATCTTGATGACTGGCAATCCAACGATTGCACAGGTAGGCCAAGAGATTGAAATCCTTACGCAGATGCGTAGAGATCAACAGCCTACAGTTGCGGCTACGCAGCAGCCTACTGGTACGCCATCGGTAGTGACTGGTCAGCAAACTGGCCCAACAATCATTACTGATGCAGCGCAGCAAACAAAGCCTGCAATAGATTCTAAAGTAACGCAAGGCGTTGCAACTCAAACTGCGACATCTACTGCACAACAAAGTCCTGCTGAAGTTCTTATTAACGCTAGATTTACGCAAGCAGGAAAGGTTGCAAGCCAGCAAGATATACAAAACTTGTTGAATCAAGCGCAAAAAATGGGCGTAAACCTTGCGTCAGCAAATGTTGGGTTTACACCGCAATATCAAGCATGGGCCCAACTTGTTTATGACACTGCTAATGACATCAAACGTTCAACGCCTACGTTTGTAGCTACGGAACCCGCAGTTAAGTCTACGGGTACAGAATCACTTGATCTTACGTTTAATACTGGTCGAGTCAATATTGATACGTTGGAAGATACTGGTACGGCTTTAGATACTGCGACTGGTTTTGATACTGTTCGTGCTGAAGATACCGCGCCTACGTTTGACACAGTTGTAGACACCTTACCGCAAGACACGGTTCCTACCTATGGCGAAGATGAAGACATCATTAAATTCTTAGGCTTGGATCAACAGCCAACGCCCACAACACCAGAAATTACGCCAGCAGAAGACACGATAGGCGGTGGTGTTGGAGGTGGCACGGTAGACATACCGCAAGAAGAACAACTTGCAGTAGCACCTAAAGCCGTGTATACGCCAAAGCCAGGGACTAGGGTTGTAGATACAGGTACAAGCGTCTTGCCTACCCGTGTGCAACTGTCTGAAGGTATGGGTGATGATGTTGAAGGTACTGGTGAGGAAGAGCAGCAACCAGTATGGAATGTTAGGTCTTTGAAACTACGTCGAGCATTAGGAATCTGATCATGGCAAAGCAACTTGCAGCCTTACTCGGTGGTGTCGATATTCAGCGATTAGCTGAGTTAGTGCGCCAGCATGGTCGTGGCAAAGACACTGTTCTTGCTCACATTACACCTCGTGAAGCAGAGATGCTCAAGGCTAATGGTGGCTCTGGAACCATCAATCCTATGACAGGATTGCCTGAGTTTCAAAGTGAGTTTGAATATGCGTATGGAGAAACGGCTACGCCAGAAATGGCGGCTGAAATGCCAAGCACATTCACAACTTATACGCCAGAAGGATTTTCCTACGAAGGATTACCGCAAGCAGCAACTCGTGGTTTTCAAATGGCTGAACAAGCTGCGCCTATAGAAATAGCCCCAACTTTTAGACCTTCTTTAGATTATGGGCCTGGCATATCGGGCATAGAAACGGCAGCGTATGACAGAGCTATACAGTCTCAACCGCAATTGCGTGCGCCAGAACCTGTGCAAGAGCGTGACTATGGTCAAATGGCAAAAGAAGGTGCTAAGCAGTTGTTAACAACTAGAGAAGGTCTTGGTTTAACAACGGCAGCGTTAGCAGGTCTACAAGCCAGAAGAGGGTTTCAGCAAGCTCAACGTGTACGCCAAGAGTTAGGTCAACTCGGTCAAGCGCAACGTGCAGTAGGACAGGAACAAGTAGCGCTTGGTCAGGCAGGGCAAGTCACGCCAGCACAGCGTCAGCAATTAGAAGCACTTGCAGCACAGCAACGTCAGCAGCTTGCTCAGCGTGGTTTAACATCTGGTACTGCGGCGCAACAATCGCAGGCAAGGCAGGTAGAGTTGCAGCAGCGTATGGCTAATGATTTGTTGCAACAAGGACTTGCTAACTTAGGTGTAGCAGATGCGGCAACCAGACAGGCAATTATTGCCGGTTATCAAGCGGATGCGGCTACTTCTGATGCGCTCATGCAAGCACTGATGGCTTCTGCCCAGTTGTCTATGGGCCAACCTTCACAAACACCTTATCGTCAAACCACCACAATCCCTCCTGCTAACCCAACACCAGGCAAAGGTTAATGATGGCTAACGGAATCACAAACCTCCGCAATCCACTCGATGAGCGTTTGTCTCAGGTGTTTACACCTTCTGCGGATACGCAAAAGGTAACAGGGCAGCAAAGCCTAACTGAGTCTATAGCGCGTGGCACTCGTGCTGAACAGGCATTGCCTGAAGTTTTAAGTACAGGTGCAGCACAAGAACGCGCAGCGGTTGAAGGTCTGATGCGTCAGCGCACAGAAGGTGCTCAGCGTGTTGGCGAACTAGGTAGGCAGCAGGCCAAAGAGACAGCGGCGTTTGAAGAACAGTTTCAAGCCATGCGACCAGCGCCGATTGAATTTGCACCATCGCAAGAAAACATTGGTGACTTGCAAAGCATCATGGCGCAGATGGTGTTGATAGGCGGCTTGATTGGTGGCTCTAGTAAGCGCTCTGGTATTGCAGGGCTGAAAGCTATTAAAGGCATGTTGGATGGCTACAAGCAAGGTCGCAAGGACATCTTTGACCGTGAGAAGTTGATTTATGAGAAAGCGCTTGATACCCAGCGCAATGAGATCACACGTATTAAAGACTTGTACGAATCGCAACTCAGAGCAAGGACTGCTGGCAATACGGCAGAAGCTAATGCGTTAAACGCAGAACTTAATGCTTTAACGCAGAACGGTACGGCCAATATCGATCTTGTACGTGGCGATACAAAACGTGTTATTGATACGTTGAACTATGCAATCTCTGCAAAAGATAAAGCTAGTGCACTGCAAGAACAGATTCGTTCGCGTGAAGAAATAGCTCGTGAAGCAAGGCGAGCCGCAGCCGAACGTGCACAAGAAAGAAAGCAAACTTTTAAGGCTATAGGCGTAGATGAAGAAGGTCGTGTCGTTATGGCTAATGACCTTGGCGAACAAAGAATCATGGAAGGCGTTAAACCAGCAAGCGCCGCTGGTGGACGATTCACGCAACAGCAGGCTATAGCTCAGCGAGCAGTGAACTCATTAGGAGGTGTTGCTTCAGCTCTTGAATCAATTCGTGAGTTGCCAGCAGGAACTACAACTGGATTGTTGCCAAACTTACAAACTAAGGATGGAATGATTAACTATGTCCGTAACACAATGGGAAGAAAGATTGCCCCTCGTGATGCGGAAATGATGAACACGTTATTCACGGGCATTGGAAGAAACTTAGCTTCTATTGAATCAAGTGGTATCGCAACAGGTTTAGTTGAATTGTCAAAGCAAATGCAATCAGGCACATACATCAATTCAGGTGTAGATGATCCTTATAAGGTAGCGATAAAACTAGCTGACATACGGCGTATTGCAACCGAAAACATTCGTCCGGCCATTGAGTCTGGAGGGATGCCTAAGCAACAAGCAGAAACTGCTATGAAGTTAGTTGAACGTATTGAACAAGCAATACCGTTTGACACTATTGATGTGGTTCGTGCGGCAAACGCTAAAGGCAGGCCAACAATTGGCGAACGTACTACTCAAGCAGTTCAAGGCGGTACAAATGTCCCAACCTTTGCTACAAAAGAAGATGCTCAGTCTGCCGCTGACAGAGGCGAAATAACCGCCGGTACAAAAATTCGCATTGGTAACCAAACAGGTACTTGGAGATAAACATGCCTTTTGAACCAGACGCTCCTGTAAAAACTTCTTCTAAACGAGGTGAGTTTGTACCTGATATAGAAGAGTATCAAACGCCTTCTATACCTCAACGCTTAGGCGCTACTGCATACGGAGCAGTAACTGGATTGCTTGGAACTCCAGGAGAACTAGAAAAACTTGCATTTCAAACAGCTCCTGAGTTTGTTGGCGTTAAAGAACCTGGTGAAGTTAAGGGTTTAAGGCAGGCTACTGCTAAAAAATTATTTGATAGGGAAACGATATTTCCTACGACTAAAGATATTGAACGTTACGGGCAGAAGATGGGTATAGAACCTCCAAGCGAAGAACTTGCTGGGGCAAGAACGCTTGGCGAGCTTGGTGTAGGAACCTTGCCTATGCTACCTAAAATTGGCAGGGCGTTTGTTGGCACTCCTACTCAAACAAGCGAAAGAGCAGCAAGAAGGGCAGAAGAACTTGGTTTCAAAATATCTCCTGCTCAAGTAAGAGGTGATGAGCCTATCCCTATGAAGGGAGCCACTGGTTTTGCAGAACAAAATCAAAAAAAGGCTAACGAACTTGCAAGCAGAGGAACCGGAAAGCAAGTAAGTGAAATCGACGATAAGTTTTTAGCAGAACGATTTAAGACGCTTGGCAGCGATTTTGATAATTTGTATCAAGGTAGAAGGTTTACCATTGATACGCCTGCAATCAATGCTTTGCAAGCAATTGCTCAAATGGAAACTCAGCTTCCAGGATTTGCTGCTGTAACGCCAGTAAAACAAGAAGCTATCAATCTCTTAAGAAACTATCAAATTATGGCTGGAAGGCCAGGTGCCGTGCCATCTTCGTTTGCGGTAGATGGCGAAGCATTACAAAGAATGAGAAACGCTTTAACGCAAGCAGCAAGGTCTTCTTCAAGCAGAGGTCAGGCGCACGAGATTTACAACATCATTGATGTTATTGATGAATCTGTTGAAAGAAATCATCCACAAATTGCTAAGCAATTGGCTGAGTTAAGGCCAAAGTACAGAAACACAATCATCTTGGAAGACTTGTACAGAAAGGCTGGTATTCGTCAGGGCAACATTAGTTTGGAAGATTTGGGCGATATGCTTGCAAGCACTAACAAGCAATATGTCCGTCGAACCGGCATGGACATTGACGAACTTGGCAAGCTCGGTAGGGAGTTGCGTTTAAGGGCTAGATGGCAACCAGAAGGCTCTACCGCTAGCGCCGCTGAACAAACTGGTAGAGCATTAGGAACCGCCTTGATAGGAAGAGGCGCTGACCTTGCATCTCAACTAATGAGAAGCCGAGGTAGTGTTGCGAGAAGAGCGCAACGGTTTTATGCAGATAGGCCAAATGTTGGAGCTAGTGCAACATTGCCTGCTGCATTGGCAACTGGCGCAGCGGCCCGTCCTTTACAAACTACGGAGGATTAAATGCCCCTTAAACGTGGTAGCAGTCAAAAGACAATCTCAACCAACATTGGTGAGATAGTGCGTGGTTACAAAGAAAGTGGCAAGATTGGCACCAGCCGTCCTGCTAGCAAACGTGCAGCAGTCAAACAAGCTGCGGCTATTGCCTATTCCAAGGCTCGCAAAACGAAGAGAGGTATGCGATGAACTACGATGTCATGATGAAAGCAGAAGGCAACAAAGAGATGAAGCGCCAAGAAGCACAGGCTGCTGAAGCAGGACGTAACGAAGTAGCAGGTTCGTTGGCAGCACAGCGAGCGCTCGGACGTATGCCTGCAAAGATGCCTGACCGTCAACCAAAGCGCCGCATGACCCGATGAGGAAAAAGCAGGCAGGTATCAACCCTGCGCTCGAAGAAGCGATCAGCAAGTTGTTGGCAGAAGTCATGGCCGACCCAGCGGCTTCAATGGTTGATAAGACACGGGTTATTGACCGTGCTTTGAAACTGGAAGCCATACGCTTGAAAGCAGACGATGCAGCATGGGGAAGTGGTTTTATGAATGATGACGAAGAAGAGGCGAATTAAGGTAACATCCGTGAACCTTAAACTAACCCATGAGGCTGAGCATGGATTCAAATCTTCTGTTGAAAGTAGTACGTGTTTCTTTGAAATTGGTGGTGGCTAGGGTATTGACAATCTTGGCATTGTCGATGACTTTTGCGCTGGCTTGCTGGACAATGTGGGGGCCGACTTATGAACGACTCGCTGCGTTGTTGATCTTTGCCATCACGGTGTTTTTACCCTCCTTGATAAAGGAAACAAAGCATGATGACGATGATGAAAGTAGTAAGCAAGCAAGTGACAGTTAAACCCGTTGCTGCTACACCTAAGCAAGTCACCCCTAACTTCCAGCCCAAGTTCACCAATGGCGCTCCCTGTTATGGCACGATGACGGCTGCTGAGCAGTGGGGGACTAAACGTGGCAAGTAATATCGCCTTTCAAGCAACCGGCCCATCGGTTGTTTTATCGGCAGGTGCTACAACGAGTAACGTTGAAGTCGCTGTCGATACACCTGCCCAGCAATTTGCTATCACAAACACAGGTAGTGCGGCAGTCGCTATTGCATTTGGAAGAACCAATGCAGTGACGGCAGCATTCCCAACGTCAGGCAATGCGCAGGATGTTCATGTGATACCTGGTTCTACAAGAGTAGTCATTACGGGTATTCAAGCCTCTACAAGCAATACCGTTTATGTTGCAGGCATTGCTGCTAGTGGCACATGCGTGTGTTACATCTGCCCAGGAGAGGGATTGGCATAAATGGAAATCTCGATGTCAGTGGTTGTGCAAGCATTGATTGGTGCTGCCGCTGGAGCCTTTGGTGCTTATGTGGCGATCCGATCAGACCTGGCAGAACTCAAAGCAAAGGTTGAGCATCTCCATCTAACGGCAGATAAGGCTCATACCCGCATTGATCAGATTTTGAACAAGTAATGGATGATAAGGCTCACGAGTTAGCAGTCCTTAAAGCGCAAGCCAAGATTAGGCTTGAAGAGCTTAAAGCACAAGACTCGGCCAAAGAAGTAGCAGGGAAAGCCATTGGCGAAGATGGCTTACTGTATATCTTCCTGATCGTGATCGTGGGTGTCGGTGCATCGTTATTCCTTGAAGGTGAAAAGATTGCTGCCGTGATGGGCTTGCTTGGCGCTTCACTTACTGCGCTTATTCAGATGCTTAACGGTATTGCTGGGACTGCACCTAAGCAAGAAAAGCCTGAGTTTGAAGTCATTAAAGACTTGATCCATCGTTTAGACAAGTTAGACCGTGCCGAACAACCTATGCAAGTTGATGTTGAAGGCTCTAAAGTAACGGTTAAAAAAGGTGCAGATCAAATCACCGCAAAGGGATAACTATGTTTGAGTTACTTAGTGGTGGCTTGCTTGGCTCTATCTTTGGCGGCCTGTTTCGTCTAGCACCAGAAGTTCTGAAGTTCCTCGATAAAAAGAACGAACGCCAGCATGAACTCAACATGTTCCAATTGCAGACTGATCTTGAGAAACTCAAAGGTCAGTATCGTATGGAGGAAAAGTATGTTGACTACAGTGTTCAGCAACTCGATACGATCAAATCGGCCTTTGAAGAACAGGCTGAAACGGCTAAGGCAGCAGGTTGGTTTGTGGCTGGAATCTCAGCACTGGTACGTCCAGGAATCACCTGGGCACTATTTACTATGTACGCAGCAGTCAAGACGGCTTCGCTTGTTCTTGCATTTCAAACGGGTGCGCCTTGGGCAGAAGTCTTAGTTAAGACCTGGGATGAAGACGACTTTGGTTTGTTCACGATGGTACTCACCTTCTGGTTTGTCGGTCGCAGCATAGAGAAGTACAAGTGAATGAAGCGATTGAGCTTGCCACAAACGTGCTCATCAAGCCCTTTGAAGGCTACGCTAAACGTCTTCCTAATGGTGATTGTTGCGCTTATCCTGACCCCGCTACTGGCGGTGACCCTTGGACTATTGGTTACGGTTCTACTGGTCGTGATATTAGGCAATACACTGTCTGGACAAAAGAACAAGCTGAAGATGCCCTTCAGAAACATGTCAAATACTTCGCATCAGGGCTGGTAAAACTCTCACCCAATCTACTGCGAGCAACGCCTAGACGCTTTGCAGCAGTCATCAGTTGGGCGTATAACTGTGGACTAGGTAATTACCGCATCAGCACCTTTAAGAAGCGTGTAGACGCTGGCAATTGGGAAGATGCGGCCATAGAATGCGTGAAGTGGAACAAGGCAGCAGGTCGCGTACTACCAGGGCTAACAAGGCGTAGGCAAGCTGAAGCACTGATGATGAGGTAGGCATGGCAAACCCAATAGCAAAGACCACCAGAGGCAAGGGCAGGCACTTCCAGTCTGTCTCTGAGGGTGGTGGCATGACAGAGGCTGGTAGGAAGGCTTATAACAGGGCTACAGGCTCCAATCTGCAAGCTCCTGCACCTAACCCTCGAACGCCTAAAGAACGTGCCAGGAAGAAGAGTTTCTGTGCGAGATCAAGATCATGGTCTGGGCCAAGAGGCAAGGCCGCTAGACGACGTTGGAGGTGTTAAATGAAACCAGGTTTGTACGCAAACATTGCAGCCAAGAGAGAGCGTATCAAAGCAGGATCGGGTGAGCGTATGCGCAAGCCTGGTTCTCCAGGCGCTCCCACCGCCAAGAATTTTCGAGAAGCGGCAAAGACGGCCAAAAGAAAACCCCGTCGCTAGGACGGGGAAATGATCGTCGGGAAGATCAACTTGAGGGGTGGAGCTATCTGCTGGCGCTTGCTCCCAGCGCTAACCTAGTGGCAGATTCACCGGAGACATTAGAGTTCATTCTGCATGAGCGTAATGGCATCGTCAAGCGTGAAGATCACTAGACTCTCTTTACCATCTGCCCTGCAAATCACGACTGGCATCTTCTCACCTTTGGCTGACACCTTGGCTTGTTCCATCCATTCGTAGAGTGCGATCTTCCTGCGACGCTTGCATTCGATCATAAACGGGCCTAAATCGATGTCTGAGCCACCATCTCTGGCTTGCCCTAGTACACGGCTTACTTTCGTTCCTAATCGATCTGAGAGCGCATTACAGACCTCTCGCTCATAGCTTGCACCTCTGGTCTTGCCTAGCTTGCTCAATCACGTTCTCCTTGCAAGATTTTCCAGGCTTCTTCCCTGACAACATTCTCTACGCTGTAGCCAAAAGCATCAGGGTCGAGCAAGGCTTTAATGAACATTTCTCTTGTCTTGAGTTTGTGATCAGTTCTTGCCAGCATCGCTCGTAACTCTTTGGTAAGTTCATAGAGCGTATCCAGTTTTGCTAGCAACTCTTCACGACTCATCTCATTCATGGTGCACCAACGTTAAACGGATTATTGAAGAACTTGTTTTCTATCGTAATACGGGTCTTCGTGAACTTGATAGGGTTCTTAACAGGTTCTTTCTCTACAGGTTCCCAACTAGCGAAGGTGTAGAACCGTTCTGTTACGCAATCAATCTTTTGTGTTCGCTTCTTGATGTAACCTTTGTGGAGCAGTGCACGAATGACGTACTTGACTGTTGGACTGCCAAGCCTGGTTTGCAGTTGAATGTCCTTGAATGTGGCTTCAGTCTTTCGTTTGGAAAGATACTTAAGCACCTTCAAATGAGATTCTGTCAGTTTTGTCACGCCATGTCCTCCCTTACTGCTTCATCGTAAGCAATGTACTTACGCTCATCGACTCCCTTTAAGGTTTCATAGGTTGTGAACTTGTAACCGCAGGAAACGCATCTTCTCCTGCGAGTCACCCAGGTATCTTGCAAGGTGTTGCGGTTGTAATAGCGTCGTGAGTCCAGCACAACGCTATCGTTCAACTGCCCTTGCTCAGCGCACTTAGGGCAGATCATGATCAGAACGGTACATCTTCGTCTGAACGCATGACTTCTCTTGCCGGTGCTGGCATATCACCAGGCTTCCAATTGTTGATCTTGAGGCTAAATAGTTCACCCCAAGTACCACGCTTGACCCAGCCTGCAATCTTGATCTGCTCACCTGCTTTGTAGTCCTGGTCGCAAATGATGTAGCCATCCCAGTCAGGTGCTTTCTCATGCTTCTTGTTCTTGACTGGGAAGAAGCTACCTTGACCAGGGCCATTCTTGTAATTACTTGAACTCATGATTTCCTCACTAATTGATATTCGGCAAATGATTTGCCATTTCGATTGATGGTGTGAGTCACAATCGTGTGACCCTGCTTTCTCAGTTCTTCGACTCTGGCTGCAAGTCTTGTTGAACCAATCTCTGCATAGGCTTGCAGTTGCGTGAGCGTCCCTTGTTTCAAACGCTCAAGCACTGCCTGCGTCTGCGTCAATTTAGAACTTCCAGATCGTCCTCCATCGCATCCAGAGTCACTACCTTTTTTGGGATAAAACCCTCGACCTCATGATCGTGACAGCGCTTCTTCCAACTGATGGCTGCAACCCCGCTAAAGTTATCGAAGGTTTCATGGTTGACCCGAAAGAGGCTCGCTAACTTAGCGTTCTTCTCCTCATTGCTCATCTTCTTGCTATCAGCGATCTTGCCAATCAAACCAAAGAAGTTGTTCTGCCACTCCATCTCATCCTGGTGAGAGCTGTAAACCTTAGCTTTATCACCTTCAGGAACCATCAGTTTGTATTTGCCTTCAATGACCTCAGCAACCTGTGGCACTGGTATATCAACCGGCATATGGATTGGCGCAGCGACAGCCCCAGGAATCGTCTCCACCTCAGTTTCATCAAGCATCCCCAGTCCACAATGAGCAAGCACCGTGCGTCTAATAGCCTTGGTTGTAGCTTTCATCAAGGCGTTGGCGAGCTTTTCTCCTGAGAGTCCACCGATGTCCACAGCACCTTGATTCTCTGTAATTCTTCCATCCTTTCCAGTGACTCTTGCAGAAACGATATAGATTGTTTCAACTCGCTCTCGGTTAGTGAGCGTAACGGACAGTCCGTGCACACTCGATAACTGCTGCGTGGCACTAGCGTTTGCGTACAGGACTTTCTTTCCGTTAAGCAAGAGCACATCAAAAGGTTTTGCACTTGGGTCAAGACCGACTGTTGAACAACGATAGTTGTAATAGCTGACGAGTTGGTTTTGATCAAGAGCACTTAGGTCTCCCTTAGTAACGATTGATTCAATGACTTTGACATCGAGTTTGTTTGGATCAACTAGATTGCTCATTTGATTAGAAACCTCCGTGAGCCAGGTTGTTCATAGGTGTAGCGTTCATAGACTTCGGGCATCTCTGCTTGCAGTAGCTTTGGATCAAAGCGTTTAGAAGGTTTGGCACTGTTCCATGTTGCAAGCACCTTCCCATCAAACGTAATGAGTGAGCCTGCTTCTTTCATCTGACCTTGAATCAAACCTTGTAGCTTTTCTTCTGCCTCCTCGAACTGCTTGATCTGATTCTTGATAGCCTTTAATTGCTGGCAGGCTTGCTCCAGTTGAGCATTGGCTAGAACCCCAGCCGACGTAGATACTGGGAAGAGTTTTCTTGCCGCATCCACCGTAGTCGCGCTTGGAGGCTGCTTGGTCTGTACTGAGGCCCATAACTCAGCTTCCATGCGTATGAGCGCGTCTTTCTCAGCGTCTGATACTTCTTTGTCAATAAGCACCAGTTCTTGTCCCCCAAAGAGCACCGCAAGTACGACACGCTGTACCCGATGTACCGTAGCTTCATGAACACATTGCGCTGCGTCAGCGGCAGGCATAAGTCCAGTCTCTGCATCGTATTGGTTCCGTTTAGATTGGTTGTAGTTCTTCACCTCGACCAGTGTTTTGCCATCAGCACTGATGAAGTCAAAGTGGCTAGCCATCCATTTGTGCTCAGGATGGAATAGCTCATAGTCAGCCTCTTTGAGTTCCATCTTGAGCCTTGCACCAGCTTCACGGCCAATGATCTCTTGCAGCTTCAGACCCCACTGCACGGCTTCTATGTGTGAAATGTCTTCACGCTCTGCCTGGCCGATCTTCTCCAAGTAAACGTCGGCAGCATAGCCAGAGACGATCTTGCGAGCATCGGTTGCCCAGATTGCTCTGCGTCTCGACTCAGTATCAAAGCTAGTCATGCTGCCTCCGTTTCGTCAAAGCAAGTGCTAATGTCTTTGCGAGCATCGCGGCTCTTGATGTGATTAAGCATGTGCTTAAGTTCTTCAACCCGATCAAACAAGCGTTCAATGACCTTGACCTGGTAGCTAGACATTGAGTCCCAGTCGCCTGCAAGTACGCGCTGAATGTTGGCGCTGTCTTCAATGATGTGGACTGTCGCAAGCCTGATGTCATACAAATCTGAATCGATTAGTTTCAAAAACTTCATTTCTATCTCCTTGGTTAGGTACAACAGTAGGGATATTACATCAAAGCGAACACTAGGAACATACGTATATCTGGTTAGATCAACCGTATATCAATATAGTTGCAATGTTCTTTTGTGTTCGTTAAGATTCTCTTGTCTGTGTGGTAGCAGATTGAGCCGTTAAGCATGTTCCCTGCCTTGCATTTACCCCGCAAGGACTACCACCAGGGGGCATCCTTAACGGCTTTTTTGTTTCTGACCAGACCGTACTCCGAGCGTTATCAAGCACCCTAAACGTGGTGGCGCGGAAGAAAAGCGGATAGCCGGTATGTCTTATGACTAGGGGGCAGTTCCCGAAGAATCCGGTCGGCTGGTCTTATCTCGAAGCCGAGGGGTCAGGAAACTGACATCGAGATGCTGCTTGCAGCGGAGGAACCTCCCCTCTCTACCCCGTTCTTGTCTGGGGTAGGGGGGTCTTTGGGAGGAAACAGGGGTTAAACCTTCCTTAAAGTGCAGTCTCTTCCCTGGTTACAGTCCTGGTTACATGGTGGACTCAGGGTGGACTCAGGGTGGACTCAGGGTTCTTCGTCAGGTTCGACAGATTCTGCAACCAGATACTGCAATTGTTCCCTGACAATACTTATCCTTTGTTCCATGTCTTCAACATAATCAAGGATTGCTTGCAGCTCATTGCTATGCACCATCACAAAGTCATTGACCTGTGCCAGGCTAGCAATGAGTTTCATGTTGTGATCGCCACTCATTTCTCACCCCTTGCTCGGATTGCTTGCGCGGCCACCTTTGTAATGTCTGACGCATATTCAGGATGTACAGCAAGCACATCACACACCTTCGCACATGCCTCGCGTTCATGCGCGGCAACAAGGGCGGCGAAGCGTGTTACAGACCATAATGGCTTTTCGTCAGACCCGTAAGCCAATCCAGCCTCCCGTGCCATGCGGATAATGTCTTCTCTAGTCATCGTTAGCCACCTTTCTAAGTAACTTAACCAGATTTTCAAGCGTCTCAAGACTGTAGCTACCAGCAGTCAGGTACACCACCGTCTTAGTGGTTGGCTCCCGCCAGGCTTCGTCTTGGCACCTTTTCCATGTGTCGGCAATCCACTGTCGTGTTTGCTCTAGCGTCATGGCGCTCGTTGCTACGGGCAAAGGCTCCCCGTCTGCTGGTGTCTTTGCGTTTTTGTTTTCGCTCATGCTAAGAACTCCTTGATGGCCTCGTACACATCCGTGCGTCCGTGCTGGTCGTTTAAGCGTATGTCCCACCCGGCGTAGCGCATCTCTTT